CTATTGTAAGGCTTAAAACGGCTCTAGTGCCTTTTGTTGAGAAAGTTACTACCAGCCCTACACAAATCTTCTAGGTGTGCAGCCAAATAGGGTCTATCCCAGTGAGTACTAGCCAACGGGTGGCGTTCTTTGGAGATACGCATACGGTCACCGTAATAGACATAGCGGGCGTATGGCGTGTTATAGGTAACTGCGAAAGGCTCAACGGTTGCGCTTGCAGCAAGAACGCCCGTAAACATAGGAACATAGGGCGTCATTCCACGGGCTGCCTCTGTAGCTAGGAAACGTCCTAAAGTAGGGTCTGAGTTAGCCCCGTCAATGAATGCGTAGACTTTTCCTAAATCATGCTCAATCTTTGCCATAGTTGCGCCAATTTCTTTTTATATTTTCTTTAACCTATATTATCTATTTCTAGATTATCTCTTTCTTATAACATATATAAGGGGTATTAAATTTTGGTAGGGGTCTACCAATTTTTGGTAGGGGGGGGTCTACCAATTTTTACTACCCCCTACCAATTCCCGTACCCTCTAAATGAATAACGTTCAAATATTTAAGTACGCCTGTACCGTTTTCAACTGCTCCATTTGTCGATAAATCACGTACAGTCTGAACCTCAAAAGCGGGTAGCCCGCTTAGTTGCTTTAGAACGTCTGTTCTACTTGACCCAGCGGGAACAATAACGTGACCTAAAACGACAAAATCACCAATTCCAGCGATAGCCTGAGTGTCATTCTCAGCGTGTACAGTGTCTACAGGTATCTGCACCGTGTAAGACTTAGCCGTGACCGCTTGACCGTCTGAAGTTACAGACCTCTGAACCCTCTCAGACCACATAGCAGGGCTATAAACGGTTGCCTTGTATGCGTCATACTCCAAATCATGGTGTTCAGCGTCTAGGCGGTTGATAACGGTTACAGTGCGGTTTAGTAGACGTGAAGTGTTGATATTCATACCGTCTACCTCGCATTATTCCAGCAAACACACGCCGAAACAACGTCAATCGGCAATAACTCGCAAACCCTCACGTAAGCCTCGACCTCAGCTTGATTGTTTGTAGTATTGCCGTTGGCAAAACTGAAAGAATTAACGCCGTTGTTGAAACTGGTAACTACTTGACCGCTAGCGATAGCCTTTCTAGCCTCTCTGATACCGTCTAGACGGTCGATAATTGCCATTGTGGCATTACTTACCGCACCACCTAAACCTTGAGCCTCTAAATCGCTTAGAACGCTTGGAGACTTTAGGCGGTTGAGTGTCCATACATCGAGCAAACTCTCAGCCTCAGCCTCAGCCTTAGCAAATGCGATATTGTCCAGCTTACCGCCCATTGATAGGTATTTATCGTAGGTCAGATACATTACAACCCTCTTTCTCTAGTAAAAAGCCCCTACCCGTATTATACAGGCAGGGGCTAGATTGACAGACGGGGTAGCGCTTAAGCGGTGAACTTAACGTAAGCAAGTCCAACAGCGTTTGGACGGGTTACGGTTGCACCGTAGACGTGAAGACCCTTAACAGCGTCCGCAAAGCGGTCAGTTGGGCGGTATGCCTCAGTCTTAAGAACCTGATTAGCGAAAGTACCGCAAACAGGAGAACCAGCAATAACGGTGAACACGTTAGCAGCGGGGCTAGGTGCGTTGTTGGAGGTCTGAATTTCGAAACCAGCAGCACGATAGACAGTACCCTCAGTAAGACGCTGCTCACCTGCGTCAGAGACTGCGACAAATCGAGGGTCACGAAGCATATAGCCCTCAAACTCAGCAGGAACAACGCACACACGACCAGTCTTAGGCAGGTTAGCCTTATCAAGTTTGACCTTGAGGTCAATCAGGGTGTCATAAGCGTTCTCTTTGGTAATGGTAATAGGTGCAGCGGTAGTACCCAGCTTAACGCCACCCTTAGCAGCAAGAACGCCAGCGAGGTACTGGTCGGTAGAATCAGCAAAGGAATTGCCTGCCTCAGTGGTAGCGCCGTCAATAAGGTTAGCCTTAGACTGTGCAGCGTCAACATCGTCAACGGAAACATTGAAGTACTCAGCCTTATCAATAACGAGGGTCTGCTCTTCAACGTTTACAGCGTCAGGGGCTGCAATAGCTGAACCCTTAGTATAAGGCTTGACAGTGACCTTACCGATAGAACCGATATGAACGGTGTCACCCGCCTCAGTAATCTCGCCCTCGTAGTCAGTGTTAAACAGCTTGTTGTAAACAAGTGCCTTATCGAGGGAATCGAGAATTTTTGCGCTCCAAATTTGAGGAACAAACTTTGTAGTTGCCATAATAGAACCCCTTACTTGTTCAGTAACTTGTTAATTTCGTCCATGTGCTTGCGCACATCTTCCACGCTCATACCCTTAACCTGCTCTAGTGACTGAATAGGCTGAACGCCTTGAGCCTGTGGCTCACCCATAGGCATTTTCTGAGGGTCAGCCTGTGGGTTGGCAAAGATACCCTTATCGTCACCTGTGGCGGTTTTGAGTACGTCCGCAATGCTCATATCAGGGTTAGCCTTAGCGGTGGCATAGGCAGCATTAAAAATTGCGTCTCCTACAACCTTAGAAACGAACTTCTTAGAACCGATTTCGGCGTCAAACTTAGCCCTAAAATCTGAACGGCTAGCGGTTTCAGCCTCTTTGGTCTTGCGCTCTGTTTCTGCTTTCTCATACTCAGCAATCTGAGTTTTGAGGGCTTCAATCTCTTCAGACTTTGCAGGGTCAACCTTTGAGGCGCTTTCAAGTGCAGCATTAGCCTTTTCTAGCTGTGTCTCAAGTTCTTTAACCTTAGCAGCCTTAGCCTCGGTTTCAGCCTTGGAACGGTAATTCTCAAGAACGCCGTTCTTAATAGCTTTCATCTGCTCTTCTGTAACCTCAATACCCTGAGCCTTTAGAATGTCCTGAATGTCCTGCATTGCTTTTCTCCCGTCTAAGTTGACTTGTAAACCGCTCACTATGCGGTACACGGTAGCTACATTAAAGACGTAGCCTCTGAGAAACATTGTACAACACTTCTCAAAGGCTTTCTACAAGGCTATTTAGTTGTTTTACGGGTAAATTATCCAGCCGTGGCAATATAGGGGCTTAGAACGCCTTAGAACAGGCTTAGAAAGTAGTCTCCTAGTTCAGTTGCGTCTGAAAAGTCTACTAACCACTCTTTAGTATCGCTATCCCATATAGCGCCGAACTCTTTTAACAAGTCTCTAAACGGGTATGTACGCCCTTTAATGACGGTTACCCCGTCCAACTCAGACGGGATAACTTCAATGTCACAATTTAGGACGGCTTGATAGAGTTTCTCAGCTTGAGCGGGTGAAACGTCATTCATCATCTAGGCTACCTACAATGTTAATAAAGTAGTCTAGTCCGTTATCAGTCCAATGAACCCCTAGCGGTTGTAGTCCAGTTGAACCGTCTGAACGCTTTACGGGCTTGTACCAAACGTAAGCGCCCCCGCTAGCCCGTACCCTATCACCTAATAGCGGTGAAATATCTTCATGTTTTGGTAGTACGGTATCATCACGGCTTTTAGATACCATGACGTACGCCTCTGTTAGCTTTGAATAAGTACGCTCCATATCTCCCCCTTATGGTATGGCGGGGTAGTAGCCCCCGCCCGTTCGTTCGTCTATTTATAGTCCGCTGGCAACCGTAGCAACGCACTCCAACAGACCATAATAAACGCCCTCGTCATAATTGATATATTTAAGCCTGTAGTTGAAAAAACTAAACTCGCCTTGGAACTCCCCTAGGTTCTCACGTGTGACCTCTTTGCCGTTGAGAATACTGTTCACATCGTTGTTTACCTCTAGGATAGATACTGGCTCACCTGCATATTTAGCGGTGCGGTAAATGTACTTAACAATCCACTTTGTAGCGGTCATATTCCTGCGTAGCTGCTCACGTGTAGTCATTTCTAAAACCTTTCGCCGTGTCGGGGTTTGCCTTTTGCGTTCCCCTTTGTTGAGTATTGTTATACGTGGTATGTTGCTAGTTGTCAACAACAATTTTGTAAATATTTTTCTGCACAATTCCTACACATAAGAAAACACCCACGGGTGAAAGGAGTAGCCCCGTGGGTGGTATGCCTTTGAGTATAAGGCTATTTAGCGGGCTTGTAAACTGTCACACGCTCCATATGAGGCTTTATACCAGCTGCACGGCTCTCAGCCCTGTAGAACCTAGTAGCGTCTCTAATATCGCTATCCAGCCCCGCCGTATCTGCTCCCGCTGCCTGTAGAACGGCTTTCTCAACGTACTTCTTGCGTATAGCGGTTTCCATACGTCTCTGATACTGCGTGAACTGGTACGCCGTCATATCGCCGTTTGAGGTGTGTACTATCCTCTGAGACTGTTCACGTAGTTCTTTTAGCTGTGAACGGCTCTGAGCGGGCTTAGATATGCCTAAGATAATCGGCGTTGTGGTGTGGTGGCAATTGTAGCCATGCGCAATAGGACGCTCTAGGCTGTCATTTAGGCGGTTAAATGCCTCTATGCTGTACTGTTTGCCTTGATATGGCAAGTGGTCGGCTGCACATAGCCCGTGAGCAGATATCTCAACGCCGTTAGCGCCAAAGGCTACGCCTACCTCTTCACGGGCTTTCTGCATTGTCATGCGGTAGTTGTCATAGACGTTCCCGCTTACCGCTGAATACAGTTCACGGGTAACCCCGCTAGGGTATAACACTCTAACGCCCCTCTGAGCCATTCTAGCAGTCATACGCTTAATAGACTGCACATAGTTCAATTCTCCCGCTTGCATTGCTGAGACGGCTTCTTGTAGGCTCTCACGGTATGCCTGTGCTATAGGAACGATACGCCCCTGTGGGTTGACTAGACCCATAACAGACGTTGAGAACATTGTTTCGATTGTGTGAACGGTCGAACCTAGCCCCGTTTCTAGGGCGGTACTTGCTGCGTAGATATCGCTCACACTGTGGAACGTTCTAGCATTTGCAGCGAATAGCGGGGCGCTCCATGCGTCAATCTCACCCGCTCCACTATCAAACACACGCCTAGCCCGCTTAGTAAGCAGGTTAGACGTGTTATTAGCGATAGTGGCAATATCCACTAGACCAACTAGAGACCACTTAGCAACGTCCGAATAGGTAGTGTTTTCGTCTACCCTCTTCAAGTGCTTAGCTATCACCATAAGGATAGCCAACTCACCCGCTAGGGCTGCTAGTTCTATCCCTGTACGGTCTTTGTCATTCACTATTCAACCTCACTAAACAAGGGGTTTACAGGCTTAGACGCTGCAATTTCTTCTACCCTTTGCCTTGCAACCTCAGGGCTTTCACCCATAACCAACATACGATAGTCTACTGCGTCCGTTGCGCCGATTGCGTTACCTGCCAAAATGGCGTTTTGCTGGTCGCTGAACGTGTTGATATATTCATCGCTCCACTTGTACTCTACATCGTAATCACCAACGGGGGTCACATTGTAGTAGTTATAGATTGCGTTCCAGCTGTAAACCATATCGTCTAGGTAGCTTTCAGCAACCTTACGCCCTGTTTCAATGAACGATTGCGTTTTTACGGTTGCCTTACGCACGTTATCCACATTCTGATATGCCTGTTCGTTAAGGTTGGATAGAACGCCTGAAGAGATACCTACGCACTTCTCAACTTCTTGATATTGTTTCTCCAAAGCGTCAATGTAAGGCTGCAACTGAATGGTAGGCGCCCATTCATTGAGTAGTGAACCGTCTGAACCTGTACCCTGCATAGTCATGAACAGACGTTCACGCCCCTCAGGTAGCTTTAGACGGGCGTTTACAATCGCACCGTCTGCGTTTCGTTGGTAGTCCTTAACAAATAGAGATCTATCAGCAAACACGGCTTTTTCTGATAGCGCAAACTCAGCATGCATTTTATCGATTAGGTAGTGAATTTCTTGAATAGGCTTAGACGCACCGTAACAAATCGGTGTGCCTTTTTGTGCGTTAGGGTTTTGCGGGTTCAGCGTAAACGAACGATAACGACCAATAAGGAGACGGTCAACATTAGGAATTATCCACTCAGCCTGTTCACCATATGCAGACCAATCAGGGAATAGCTTAAATGCGTCATCTTCTTGAATAACGCCGTTCTTTGCTACATACGTTCTATAGCGGTTTGCGAACGTCTGTGAACCGTCATAGGCGGTGTAAGGCACTAACTCAATAAGTCTTAACAGTGTCCACTTAGCGCCGTTACGCTCTTTCTTCTCGTCCACGATATAGATACAGGCTGTGATTTCTGAACCGTTAGCGCCCAAAATAGCGAAATTCTCAGCGGTAACGATTGAGTTATACATAGAACGTCCGTTCCATGCGGGAACGGTGATACAGTCACCCGTTAGAAACGCCATAGAGCAAACGTTTGTAAAGCTGTCTCGTACAAAGTCGGTACTCACACGGTCAAGCGCTACCGCTCTGTCCGATTGACCGACTACAGGCATTGTAAACTGCATTGTCATAAGGTTAGCGAGGCTCTCAGATACCATACTTTCGACTGAGAACTCTTCACCTTTGCGCCCGCTGTCTCTATATGCCTGTGATTGTTCCATTCCTTGAATACGTCTACCCAGTGAACGGGCGATACTGTCAAGTAGTGAATTGATTAGACCCATAGTGTAAGCCTCTCTAGTTCATGTCTAATAGGGTGATACCGATTGTCTCCACAAAGTAACGCATAGCGTCACATGAATGGTCGTTTTCTTTAATGACGGTATCACCTTTACCCTGCCATGAGTATACACTCAACTCAGATATAAGCCCTGTACAATCGGGCGATATGATTAGTTTGTGCCTGTTCATTAAGGTTGTAACGTGTTGTATACCGCTTAGGACGTCATTCTTAGCGCCTCGCACGTTGTAAAAGCCCTCTTTGCGTATCAGTTCTATAAGGCTTGAGGCGCTAGGGTCTACTATGACCTCATCAACCCATAAGCCTTTGAACATCGCTTTTACGTTAGCCCAATGCTCCTCATCGGTTAAGCGTCTCTGTTCTTCTTTGCTATCGTAGCGGTATTCACGGAAACAGTAGGCTACACCGTTTCTAACANCCCATAAGCCTTTGAACATCGCTTTAACGTTAGCCCAATGCTCTTCATCGGTTAAACGTCTCTGTTCCTCTTTGCTGTCGTATCGATATTCACGGAAACAATACGCTACACCGTTACGAACCACCCATAGCAGGGCTGCAAACGGGTTAGTAATTCCATAGTCGATTGAACAGTAAACAACGTCTGAACCGTCAACGTCTATATCCCTGCACATGGTCGATTTGTCGAAACAATCATAAACTACGCCCTCAGCGGCTACCCAGTCACCCAATATATAGCGTTGGTGGAATACCCCGCTGTACATTGTCTCGTAGCGTCTCAGAGTATCCTCTGTAAGGCTAGGGTTATCCCTTAGTGTGAACTTGAGATACAAGGCGTTATGTTCACGGGCTTTGTCTATCCATTCTTTTTTGAACCAGTGAGTAGGACTAGCAGGGTTACAGTTGAAGAAGAACCTAGCGCCTTGAACACTGCAGCGGGCTAAACACTGCTCTACGAACGACCTTACGCATAGAACGACCTCATCAATCAAGCAACCCGCCGCCGTGAAACCCTGTACCAGTTCATAGCTTGCAGCGTCTTTACCGCCAAAGACTACATAGACGTTCTTAACCTTGCCACGTCTCACAGTCAACTCATGCGTATAGCTAGAGTATGACATTGAGAAACGTTTTCTAGCCCATGCTAGAGACTGCAACGGCTTAATGACGTTACGGACTACGCTCTCAATCGATTTACCGCCGATAATAAACGTCTGATTGTTGTAGTTGGACATAGACCAGTTGAGAAAACTACACGCCATGAATGACGTTTTACCGCTACGCACCGCCCCGTCACATATTAAGGCTTGATAGTCCGTGTAGGGAAACGCCATGACTTGAGCCTGCTTTAAGCTAGCCTTACTCATTCTCTAGCCCCTTAGCAAGCCCCTCTAGCGCCTCGCTTAGTGGGTCGGTGTCTGTATCAGTTCCAGCCCGCTGAATATCCTCAAAGCGTTTTGGCGCTAGGCTGTACTCCATAGGGTATTTGCGCTCTAATAGCCACGCTGCAGCTTTCCAGTCTCTCTGTTCAGCTGCTGCTAGTATCTTATCGGTGAGATACGTTTTATAGTCTAATTCAGCGCTTTTTATTGCCTCCGAAAACGCCCGCTCTCTCGCATTTGAGGGCTGATTTACCCAGCGGTAAAAGGTACTCTCAGTAATGTTACAGGCTTTAATAATATCTACGTTCATAGCGCCTTTACGCTTTAGCTTTACGGCTATCTCTAGTGTTTGCTTATTACACTTCAATATAATTCACCCCTAAGGCTTAATAGAACGTTTGTTTTGTCTCTATTTTACCTTAGGGGCGCTTTTTTGGTGTGTTTTATTCAGTTTTAGGGCGCTTTTTAGTCCTTTTGAGCCTCTGAGACGCTTTCTAAGGCTGTTTATAGCCCAATAGGTGATGGTTTCCTTAGATTGTCTCTAATGCCCCTTAGAACGTCTACGGCTTCCTTTAGTAACTCTTCTTGAGCATTAGGCTCTTCGGTTGGTACAGTGTCGTTGTTACCCAATGCAAGCCCGCACAACTCTATTAGCCTAGTCCTACATTGTATATATGCGTCTCTGTCTCCGATATTATACGGGTCAATACCGAATAGGTCACTAAAGATAGCAGCCTTAAAGCCCATATAATTAACAACGTCAAAGTCAATGGGCGTTATTAACCTCTGATTGATTGCGTGAACATCTTGCCTATTCATCGCTATCCTCTTCCTCTTCATCTTCCTCACGCTCTAGGCTGTCAATGGCACGTTTGATAGATAACCTAATATCTGCGATTGCTTTTTCTTTTGCGCCGTCATCAAGCTCAGTAAAACAATAGCGCCCGTAACACGGCTCACTGCTAATATAGTTGAACTGATAGAATGAATAATCTTCAGCTGCGTAGACTTGCTTTTTTATGCCTCTCGTATCAATAAGTTGATACTCAAACTCAGTTTCCTGCCTTTGAATAGGCATAAGGCTAAAAGTACCGCCGCTATATTCCTTTGTAGCCCATGTGTATAGCCCCTCGTCATCTAACTCTAGGACGCTTTTGAGTGCGTCAATATCACCCATGCCGTAATCTTTATCTTCAAAACACCATGAACCGCACGTACTATACCTAACGGCTGTAATAGGCTCTTTCTTGAACTCTACGCCGTCTGTGTTTTCAGGCTCTTTCTCAGTGGTAGCGCTTGTACCTTTAAGGTGTTCATCATGCTCTTTCTCAAGCATTGCCAAACGTGCAAATACATACTCTTCCGCTGAATTAAACATAGTATTTCCTTTCTATTTCTGTGAATTAAAACCGTCAACGTAACCCCTGTTGTATGCCTCCGTTTCTCTCTTTAGGGGGTCACGAAAAACGCAATTTAGCGTTACAACTAGAACGCAAATAGTAATAATTACGAACATAGTCATTACTACAAGCCCGTAAACGTAATTAAACCAGTCCATTCTTTATCCTTTCTATTAGCGCCCCGCCCCGTTTGAGGCGGGGGCTATAACCTATTTAGTGGTTAATATGAGCGTAGAAACCGTGACCGTTTCGCAAAGTTAACCAGCTAGGCAACTTGTAAGGCTTATAGCAAACATTCGCAAACTGTGGCATTTCAAATACACCAACAAAACCCATAGAACGAAGATAAGCGATAGCCTCACGCTTAGTGTTGAACTTCTTAGCTGACTGCTTAAAATTGTTCTCGTGCTTTAGCTGGTTGAACTTCTCAAACGTTACTGTCCACTTCATTTTTAATACCTTTCTACTGTGTCGAGGTTTCTTGTAGCCCCTTTGTTGAGTATTACTATATGCCTATTGTTGCGTGTTGTCAACAAGAAAATAGCCTACACATTTTCTACACAATAGAATACCAGTTCTATATATATCTCCCCGTGGAGGTCATATAGGGGCGGTCTAGTGTATGCGTTCTTGATGACAAAATGCCATACTCAAAACTAATATCCCGCTTAGTTGCTCTACCCTCTTTGTTGATACCTGTAGCCTGTACGCCGTCTACACCCTTAAAATGGGCGGGCTGAATGTCTGTACTGTAATGGAACTTTGAACGCTCTAAAACGGCTTGTAGTTCCTTAATAGCCTCTTTTAGTGCCTCTCTGTTTTGAAAGTAGATACTAATTTGTCCCATTGATACCGCCCGCCTCTCTAATTGCTGCGTCAAACCTGCTTTTATTGATTTGTATATCCAACTCAGGAATACGCACCTTTAACCAACGACCGATAAACGGGGTTAGAGTGTTTGAGATACCGAACGTATGCAAAACCCCGTGATTGTCTATAAATGGTACGCTTTCAATGCGTAGCCCGCTCTCATAGCGCAATTTTTCGATTAGGTATTTAGCCGATACCCTAGCGCCTCGATATGCAAACTCTCTAGCTTGAAAATAGAACCAGTCCATAGCACGGTAATTTTTGCTTTTCCATTCCTGCCATAGTTCAATGACGCTCTCAGGGCTTAGCGGGTACTCATAACGTCTATTGTCATACATAGTTATACCTCTCTTATTAGCGGGGCTGTTACACCCCGCCTATACTGTCCTACTCTTTCATATACGCCGTAAACTTTACGGGTATCTCAAACGCCATTCTAACGCCCTTTGTTTCAATCTCGTTAACGAAATACCAAAGGTCATCGGGCGCTATCTCTTCCCCGTCTAGGGCGTTTGTAAATGACTTCTCCCACGCTTTGAGGTTGCCACCGTGTGCAGGTGTACCCAGTTCTTTAGCTGTTCTAGCTGTGTACTCTACTAACCACTGTACAGGCTCATAATTGCGGTTGATAATCTCGTAAATGGTATCAATGTTTTCAGCGGTGAAACGGTCTAGGTAGTCTGATTCATTCCACTCATTGATATTCCTAGAGTTATCACGGAAATAGTCGTGCCACATTTCGTTTACTTCTTCGTCTATTGCGACCTCGTTGTAGCCCTCAATAGTGCCGTTTTCCTGTTGGCAAAAATCATAAAAAGAAAATTCAGCCATGCTATACCCTTTCTGTGTGTCGGAGTTCCTGTAACTCCTTTGTTGAGCAATACTATAGGGGCTTTGTTGCGGGTTGTCAACAAGAATTATAAAAATAAAGTGGAGGGCGTAAACCCTCCACAATTCCTACATATTAGCAGGTAGTTATTCTTTTCCAGCCTCTTTCTGACTTGATAGCGTCAATATATTTAGTCGGTTTATCGAATATCTTGTATTCCCAATGACCGCCGTTAACCGCTGGTAGTCCTTGCTGTACTGCCTTTTGCGGTACTGTAACCCACCTAAAATGTAGCCTGTTTTCGTGTGCTAGACCATGGCAACCGCTAGCGTTACCGCTACCGCATAGAGTAATAACGGGTTTCTCTAGTTCTACCCCGTTAACGTACATCTTACCAGCTGAACGCCTTACAATATGGTGATTGTTCAACGGGTAGGTACAACCACAAACAACGCACCTGCGAGCCTTAATAGACGGCTTACCCATTAAGGGCTGCAAAATAGCAGGTAAAGTAGTTACTTTTGCCATATCTAACACATCTTTCTAACGTAGACCGTATTAAACTCGTAGCCAACCTCTACGGGCTTACCTTTAGCGTGTAACATCAAGCCCGCTACCGTGCTAATGGTACTCTCACGGCTCTCACACGCTTTAGTAATAATAAGGTCGGAACTCTCTAGGAACTGCTCTAGCAATTCTTCGTACTGTTCGCACTCTGTCATAGGTAGCTTACTTGCTGCCTTAAACCCTAGGTTATACTCGCACATAGTGACCTACCACAAATCAACGGGGCTAATGTTCAAGCCCGTACATAGTTTCTTGAACACTCTTAGAGACGGCTCACGTTCACCGTTTTGTAGCCTAAAAACGGTAGTCCTATCCAGCCCGCATTTAACGGCTACGCCTTTACTGTTTAGCCCTTGCTCTTTCATTGCTTTCTTGAGTGTCTTTACATTCATGTTTTAACCTCTCTCAATATCTTCTAGCATTGCTGCGTAACGCTCTTTTGTGCTGCGTTTGCGCCCTGTTTTGAACTCCAACGGGTAGCAAACCTCTAGTACCCTGTTATATATGCGCTGTTGCGTAATATCAGGGGTATGTACTAACTCTGAACGGGTTAGGTTGGTACTCACTACCATAGGTTTACGGGCGTTATAACGACCGTCAACCACCGCATAGACAAATTCTTGTGCAAACGGGGTAGTACGTTCAGCGCCTAAGTCATCAAGTATTAGCAAGTCGCAACTTAACAACTGACCCAGTAGGCGCTCTGTAGCCCTCTTTTCAGTAGTATCTTTGAATACCACTAATTGAGGTACTGACCTCATAATGACGCTTTTACCTGCGTCTATAACCTTGTTAGCAATAGCACAACTCGCAAAGGTTTTCCCGCCGTCTGGACTACCAAAAAGCAGCAACCCATAATTAGCGCCCTCAATACAACGGTTAGCGTATTTCTCGCATTTCGCTAGCTGCTCTACACCGTGCAGCCCGTCCGCTGCCTCGAACGTTTGCGCTGCCATTTCCTCGAACTGAAACGCTGTTTTAACCCTCTCAGCCCGTGCAGCTTTGAGGGCGTTAACCCTCTCGGCTGCCTCGGCTGCCTCATGCTCTTTAATCTGACAATCGCACATAGACGGGTACAGTTTGCCATTGTGTAGGTAGGCTTTAGGCTTACCGCAAACATCGCAAACGGGAACGTCTGAACCCTCATAGCCTTTTAGAACATCAACCACGTTTACCCCTTAAAAAGCACACTCTAAAACCTCTGTAGGCGCTTGCTGTAGATAACTCTCAAACTTAGACGCTCTAAAAAGCGTCTCAGGTCTTAGATACTGTTTCATATCAGTACGCAACCACTCAGACGCTTTCACGTCTATTACTTTGATACAGTCATCTACGGTGTAGCCCTCATTTAGACGGGCTGTAACGGGTTTAGAACTGCTATCACGTCTATAATCGTATGATTTACCCGTAACCTCGTTCAAATGCTCTATAACGGCTCTCACGCCCTCTACGGGTGTTTCAGCAGTCTCTCTCTGTGTCACTTCACGTTTGCGCCGTGTCGTTACGTAAGAGTTAAACGTTACGCCATTAACAACCGTCTCAGACTTAACCAGTAAACCACAATCAACCAACCCAGCAAGCACATTTGATACAGTCGATAGGCTGCAACCTGTCCAATCGCTTATATACTGCCTTGAGCCGTGGAAACTGTGACCCTCTGACT